GAAGTCGTATTGATTTCTTTCTTTAAGTTTCTGTCGATTTCTCCTAAAAGATTGTCTGTGATTTCTCCTGCACTTTCAAAATCTCTTTTAAGTCTATCAAGTCTCCTGCTGGTTTTTCTTCCAATCGAAAGAGCTTCATCGATAAGTGATGTGTTAGCGCCAGATTTTTCCAAAGCTTCTTCCGCTTTGCGTTTGGCTTCTGCGATACCAGAAACATCAAAATTGTTGAACCGCTGGTCGATGGTGTCAGAGAGTTGACGCTTGACCTCTTCAGCCTTAGCTTTGACCTGTTCGACTTGACCACCAAAATCTTTTTTGATTTTTTCAACCTTCTGGTCAAAACCTCTATCAGCTTCTTCAATTTGATTTTGGATTTGAGCTTCTAAATCATTAAACTGTTCAATCTTTTTGGTAATTGTTCCAGCATACGAATATTGTGCATCGTTACCAGCCTTACTATCAGCACTGATACGACCACGAAGACCACCCTTAAATGTGAATGACTGACTCAATACAGGCGATTTGAAGGTCTCGTCAGTGTTGGTCTTGATAGTCACCCATTCCCCCACGTTAAGCAAGAGGTGCCCCTGGTAATTCAAATTAAACGGATAATAGCGTATATCCTTGATTTTGTGATAGAGATTATCCAAAATCGCTTGAGACATGAACAAATTATCCAATTCCAATGAGCGACCTGTGCGCATTCCGACTGTAAGTGTTTCTTTATCTTTCTTACAGGTTATCCCTGCAATCTGATACTGAACCTCACTCTTAGTCAATCCATGCATAAAGTAACTGTCTGCTGTAATCGTGATGCCTGAATCAGTCAATTCCTTGATTTCAAGTTTCCCTTCTCGATTGAAAAAACAAGACATTCCGAGCATTTGAGATGCTAGACTCAAAACATCTCTGAATGTCATTTTCTTTTCTTTTGGAACCTTGTCAATTCGGTAATTCATGGATGAAATATCCATGTTTTCATTTGCTAGTACAATGCCCGTTTTCAAACAGATTTCTTTGATAACGTGCCTGATTTCTGCCGGGAATGTTAAGTCTGTGACATACTCACGATTTAACTTGAACATCCCGTCCATGAGGTCGAGCTTGGTCGTGTTACGATTACGATCGATTTCAATATCATTGATAAAGTATTCACCCATCTTCACCCATTCATAGGTTCCATCGACAAGTAGTCCAATTTCAGGGTAAATCTTGTCTAACTTATTGAAAGCGGTAATGATTCTTGTGAATGTAATCTTACCGCTACCAGCACACGTTCCACCAGGTTTATAAGTGTCGCCTTTGATATAGCCATAATCGAAATTAGCCTCTTTGATGTCACTAGATTGGTAGGTTCCAACTCTGATAGCAAGAGTACGGTTTTTAGCAAACATAGCTTCATTGAATTTCTGTCGTCTGAATATATCCATGTTCTACCTACCTTTCTATCAGATTAAATTTGGCACCCGACCAGGGCTTGAACTGTTCGGTAAACGAATAACTTGGAGCTGTTCTATCACCGACGTAAAAAGTTTTAGTTGTTTGTCCTGACATCGGGTCAGGATAGGACACCTCGAAGAATTCAGAAGAAACGGCACTTAAAAGCTGACTCATTTCACCCTGAGTCAGCATGCCCCATTCACAGTCTAGCTTCCTCTTGGTTGTGATACGGTCACGCACCATGTCTCCGTTAGCATTTCGACCTGTTTCTCCGTCGATGTCCTGGATGCCTACTTGAAAAGATTTGGGAGGCTTAACAGCCACCCCGTTAATGATTAAGCGTGCCATTTTACCTCCCTTTAGATGTTAAGCAAGACTTGTCCTGCACGTTCCTGTTCTTTGTTAATTTCTTGGATGGCGACACGTCCGAATTCGTGTCCACCGATTTGAATGACGATGTCGCCATTGCCACTAAATCCTCCAGATTGTGGCAAGCCACCTCCTAGAGCGTTAACAACAGCACCTCCTACGATACGTCCCATGGTCTGCAAGAAGCCTGTGTTCTCAAGTGGCATGACTACCTCTTTACCAGCTTCACCAATCATAGCTACAGTAGGGCTATCAACGATACCCCCACGAGCTAAACGAGGAAGGCTGACATAACCAATGCTTCCTAGAGATACTCCAGGGATTTTGTTAATCATTCCGATGACGCCATTGATCATACCAACAAAGCCATTGACAACATTCTCAATCGTTCCCAGAACAGCGTTAACTGCGCTTCTGAAAGCTCCGCCTACTGCGCTACCGACTGCTTGACCAGCATTCACGAAGATGTTTTTTACCGTGGTCCACACACCAGAGAAGAAGCTACCAATCGTGCTGAATGCGTTCTTGACCGCTTCAAATGCTGTTCTGAAGATATTCCCGAACCAAGTAGCTACGTTAGCAAGCGCAGTCGTCACATCGTTCCATCTTTCGCCAAACCAAGTGCCGATTGATGCGAATATGCTTGTAAGTGCGTTCCACGCCTTTTGAAACATATTCCCGATCCAAATTGCAACATTCGCCAGAGCTACTGTGATATCAATCCAACGCGCTGCAAACCATTCGCCAATCGGTGTGAAGATGGCAACGATGCTGTCCCAGAGACTTTTGAAATAAGCAATAATACTGTCTAAAATTGCTTTCAATATTGCTATTGTGCCATCCCAAATTAATTGTAATAAAGCAATGATAGAATCTAGTAGAACTTTTAAAGCAGCAGAAGTCAAGTCTATCAATCCGGTGAAGATTGTAGATAAGATGTTCATGATAGCATCACCTGTTTCGGTGAAACCCTCAAAAATCTTATCCATATCACTGGTAAGAATACCAGTGATGATGTCAAACACGCCCTTGAGGAAATCAGCTATTCCTCCAAATATATCAGCGACTGTGTTGAATAATACACGGAAGACTTCTCCGATATATTCAAGAGTTGGAGCTAGAATTCTCGTCAATTGCTCAACAAAAAAGCTAATGACAGGCGATACATACTGAACAACGACTTGAAAGAATTCATAGAAGCTAGATGCCATATCCAAAATCTTTTGGATCATTGGTGAAATGTGCTTACCGATTGTATCGGAGAAACCTTGACCGATTTTCTTGATAATAGGTTGGATGTGTTCGTTCCAGCCTTTCACAAAAGAGCTAATAATATTTGATATGCTTTTAGAAACTAATTCAATCGTTGGGCGATAGTAATTATCATACACACGACTGATTGAATCAGACATATCATTGATTGCTTGTTCAGCACTTTCAAAGATTGGAGCGATGTCAGACAAAGTATTTGAGAAAATTTCAGCAATGCCCGGCATGTTATCTGTAACAATTCGCTCGATACCTTTCATAAGGTCGCCACCGAACTTGTAGCTAATCTCTACAATACTTGAACGAATCGCTAAAATAGATGACACAATCGAACTTCCGATACGAATAGCACCAGTCGATGTAATGACATCATAGAAGCCATCTGCGAACGCTTGAGCGATGTTTCCGGCCGAGGCAAACATATTGCCCGTGTTCTCAAATTCTGCCACCAGAGCGCGGATGATGCGCTCTTTTTGACGCCCTAGACCGTTTGCGATGCTTTCAGAAAGGAAAACACCGATACCAACTCCGACCGTACCGATAGAACCCGCAATCTGACCTAGTGCATAAGCGATTTTCTTACTCATGCCATTGAAGGCATTGACTACCCGTGGATCAGTAGCGATTTCTTCAAGTGTCGTCTTGATTTGACCAAGACCAATCTTGATACGTTCTAAACCTTCAGCTCTGAATGCAGCAGTGAAACCTTTGCTAAAGAGGTCAGATATTCCTTTCAGCTTGTTTCCTAAACCGTCAAAAATGCTCTTGAATTGATTGTCCATGTCGGTTAGAGCAACTTCTGGCAAGATATCTTTGAAAGGTCCGCCACCGCCTCCCTTTCCTTTCTTACCTTTGCCGCCACCGCCTTTGCCTTTGCCAGCACCATCATCATCGCCAGAATCATCTTTCTTACCTAATAGGTTGATCTCATCAAATCCCATTAAACCTAGTAACTCTTTAACGGCTTTCTTGGCTGACTTGGCAGTGTCGTCTAGGTTATCGGCAATTCCACCTGAAGCATCATCTGCGTCATCCATGGCATCAGCAAGGTCACCAGCTCCGCCCGCTGCGTCTTGCAAGGCATCTCCAGCGCTACTTGCTGCACTAGCTATACCGCCGTCTTTTACAGTCGCTTTTTTGTTAAACATCAAAGCGATAAACTCTGCTAATTTACCAGTGACATTTTTCAATACCATAGCAAACGAGTTCAAGACTGGCATGATAGCGTTGATAATCGGCAAGAAAGCATTACCGATATTAAGTGCTGAGTCTTTCAGCAACGATTTAAACAAGCTAATGCGCCCGTTTACTGATTGTGACAAGGTCGTGCCATACTTAGCAGTTGCTTGTTCCAAGATGGCCATTAAACGGATTTGTTGTTGTGTTTGATAATCGAGTTGGTCCCAGCTTTGGCCATTTGCAAAACGTTTGAACGCTTCAGTAGATTGAATCATCGCCACATTGACGTTGATTCCTAAATCTTCAATTGCTTCGGTGTTCCCGAGCAAACCTGAACGAATACGCTCCATAACGTCCGTAATACTACGGCCTGAACCTTCAGCTACAACTGCAGATGTCTGAAGCATCTTAGCAGTATAGGCGCTAAGCTTGTCTGAGTCTTTGATAAAGCCAGAAAATAAATTTGAATATACCGCCCCATATTTTGTCGCTTCACCAACGCCCATATTCATAGCGCTCGCATTATCATTAACCCATTTTAAGAATGTCTGTGAGCTCTCGCCCATCTGGCGTTTAATTTGGTTGATTGAGGCTGTAACCTCAAGAGCCATCTGTGTCGAATACATACCAACATCTAGCAACTTTTTGCCAAGATAAGCAAAACCAGCGAATTTAGCTAATTTACCAAAAACGCCTAGCATTGAGCCAGACTGCTCCTTGATTTTGTTGGTTGATTCTTGTACCTTGCTAGATGCACCTTTGACTCTGTTCTCGACTTCTTTCATCTTGTTCTTGAAAGGTGCGATTTCAGCATCAATCATAACCTTGAGCTCATCAAGAGTAACTCCCATCTATTCTCCTTTCATTTTCATTTTACGATTGTGACTCTCAGCGAATGCGCGCATACGTTCTTTGTGTAATCGCATTTCTTGTTCTTGCCTTGCTTTTTCGACTTGTTCTTTCTCTTCCTGGAATAATTCAGGCGCATAGTCCCAAACCTCAAGAGTCTTGGCATCGTTTGAAAGCAACAAGGAAACATTATTAGCAATCATTTGTGAAAGTCTATATGAGTCAATAATCTTCTCTTTACGCTCTTGGATTCTGACACGGTTGTAACTTTCAATCAGGTCTCTGATTTCAAGAACCGTTAAATCCCAAAAAACGAGAGGCTCCCCCCCAATGTCCAAGAACATAGGGTAGAGCCTCTCAACTATTTCAGTTATAGAATTGACCGTAGCCTGTTCTACTCGACTACTTCCAGTTTGGTTTTCTTGGGAGCTTTCTTCTTGCTTGTTTTCTCCCTTGGCATAAAACCCGAAACCTGGAGTAATGGCAAGATAACATCTGCCATGAACGTTGCCTGGTCTCCACCATTATCGACATACTCGTCGTAAAGGTCAGATGTATCTTCAAATGAAATACCGTGCTCATATTTTTGAAGTGCTCCATGAGTTAAGAGCAGCATCACCTTCAAAGGAGGCAATGTGAAAGTTTCACCTTCTTCAGGCATGAATACCTTGAGCAAGTTTGCTCCAATTTTTTCTTCAACTTTAGTCCCTTGCAAGGAAGTAAGGCGGAGCTTCAACTCCTTGTCCTCGCTGACCTTCCATGTCGTATATGGTAGAGCCATCTAATTAACCTCCAATTCCGTCTGTGAATTCAAGTTCAGATTGTAGTGCAATTTTAAGAGTAAACTCAATAACAGAGTTCACACCACCACCGCCAAGTTTGACAGATACTTGACCTTCAAATTGAACCTTAGTTTTATCTGGGTAAGTTTGTTCAAAGAAGAGTTTCTCCTTATCTTCCGCTGCCTTACGCAAAACACGGTAAGAAGAAGTTGTGCTTGAGTTATCATAAGCGAACTTGTACTCAAGCTCTCCTGCATCACCAATACCAAATTCGTATTTTTTAACCTTATCTGCAAGGGTTGTGTTTTCAACCTTTTCAGGTTCGATACCGAATTCAGGTACTTCTTTAAGTCCTACAAGATCCGTATAAGTTCCTTTAGCTTTTCCATAAGCGAGCTTAATTCCATTTGCTAACATCTATTAATTCTCCATTCTGTATTGATAAACCAATTGTGAATTTAGGTCGACGATACCTTCGAATCGCATCAACTTATGACGTAAGTGTGATGGATCCGGAACATCTTGACAGTCAGTTCTTCGTAATCCTAACGATGCAAAAATCTTGTCGATTTCAACTGCTAGACTACTTGTACTGTCTTTGTCGAATATATCAACCTTGTAGCGGATATTCGACTTGCGCTCTTTCTCGTCATACCATTCACCTGGTTTGTTTTGTTCTTCCAAAAAAATGACGACCGGGAAGTTCTCCCAATCGTCCGGATAAGTATCGGTCACATTATCTGCGACCTTCTGCAATTCTTTGTAAATTACGGGTTTAATATTAATCATTATATCTGCTCCTTCAGCTTCCTACTAATGTATTTCGAAATACTTCTCGATATACGGTCATGATTGTCTTTCAAGGCAGGGTACAAGTAAGGTTGCGCCGGCTGACCATACATCTTGTAGAACTCACCTCTTTTTGCAAAGTGGTAAGGTCCTACGTTGATTTGGTCTTCGTGCACGTACCATGGACTAGAACGATAAGACACGCTCACTTCTGGCGATATACCTGAATGATTAGCTAGTCCTTTGGGACCTGCTCCAAGTTCGACATAAGCGCCGTGGTCTGAGTTTGTGAATATTTCGCTTGATATCTTGTTGCCGTTCACTTTCAACCTTACTCTGATGCTATTCCTCAACTCGCCTTCATTCGCTGGTGCCCTGAGTTTAGCTTCAGGTTGAACGATTGTCTTACCAGCATGCAAGACCGCTTGGCCTACAAACTCATTAGTCTTTGCTCCGTAGAGCTTACGGCATTTAGCGATTAAGCTATCTGCTCCGATTAAACCTGACACGTTCTAACTCCAGGACTTGATGTTGGCTATACACTTTCTTCGAAATAACCCGATGCGTGACTTCTGTCTTGCTCTCGATACAAACACCATCTTTTACATTGATATCTGCATCCTTACCAGCATTCGCATTCAGGATATCATTCAAGCGCTCGCCATAGATTTCAGATTGTAGCTTGCTACTAGCTGGCCACAATTCAAGACGTACTTCTTCAACCTCGTCCGTGTATCCTTCTTTAGCAATTCCCTCATCTGTCACGATCTTCTTAAATCGTTTCATAGGATATAGCTTCAGTCTACTCTTTTTCAAAAACATGACCTGCCACCCTTGCTAATCGATGCATCCGAATACGCTGTAGAACGCCCGTAGACAACCCGTTTTCTCCGTAGGTAACAGATATACCACCTTCACTTCTAGACTGCTCTCCTTCACTTCCTGAGCGATTGTAGAGCTCGATTACAAGTTCAGGGATAAGCCTTTCAAGTGCGGGTATTAGATTGTCCCGATTGGTTTCTGATAAAATGATATTTTCTGCCCGTAAAATCAAAGACGAGAGGACTGCTTCGTCACTCTCGCCTGTCAATAATTTAAGTTTTCCAAGTTCCATAAGACCTCCTAATCTAAAGGAGTCGTCTCGTCTCCTTGTGCTTCGGTTTCTTCTTCGTAAATGATTTCAACCACATCTGCGATATTGACCGAGAACCCTTCTTTGAGGTTGTGAGACAGTTCGTCAAAGCGTTCTTCTGTCATCTCAAAGATATCATTCTCTTGTCGAACCACATTAGCTTTCCAATCATTGAACGCTTGCTTGACTCTGACTTTCATAGGTCAGACCCCGTTATTTAACCTTCCAGTTAGCTGAGTCAGAATCTGGTTTGTTGGTTGAGCCAGTGATGTCTTTGATAGCAACATAGACTTTATCTTCATGAGTCACTGTGTCGCCTTTTTTGTAATCTGAACCAGACTTCCATGCTTTCGCACGATTCACTGTCTTACCTTGAGCTGACTCTTTAGCAGCAGGTTTAGCATCTGCAATTGTGATGATGTATTTTTGGAAATGTTCAAGAACATAAGCTCCAGTGTAAAGCAATTGTTCTACCAATTCACCAAATCGACCAGGCACGTTGTCGTTGTACTTAGTGTTGTCAATCTGAATTGGAGATGTTACTACACCAGGGGCAGCAGCAAGGGCGTTTACATTTGGCAAGAATTTAGAAGGTACTTTGTAGACTGTGTAGTCATCCAATTCACCAACGTATCCTTTACCGAGGACTTTTTTATCAGCGTCACCTTGTGGCAAGCGTACGATTTCAGATTTGATAGCCTTGTAGAAGCTTGGAGTGACAAAGAGCAAACGTTCTTTAGTGATTCCAAGTTCATCCAATTTTTCAGAAACGTCAAGAACTGCATTGTAAGCGTTGTTTGCGCCTGCTGTTTTGCCCATAACAACATTTTCGCTTACATTACCAAGTGCAGCATCAAAGCGAAGTTTGTCAAGGTATGGAGCTACAACTTCAGCAGCTTGACGAGCGATTACATATTCAATGTTTACTTGACCGTTTGAGTCACGTTCGTCCAATTGGTCAACGAAACGACCCCAGTATTTCTCTTCTTCAAGAGTGTAGACCTTTTCTTCAACTTCGACGTGATCAAATTCATTGTCTTTGTTACGTTTGTAGTCTTTGAGTTCGGTTGTGTTTCCTGTTGCGACTGTGAAAGAGCGACCATTTAGAGTGACTGCTTCACTTGGTGTCAAGAGCGGTGTTGCGTATGAATTAACTGCAAGAACATCCTCAATAATTCCAAGGTGTTTCTTGCGTGATTCTGCTGTGTTAATTGATTCAAATGCCATTTATATTTACCTCATTTTTTTATTTTTTAGTGCAAAAAGTCTTTTTTCCATTTTTCTACAACTTCTTGCTGATTAGTTGGCGCAGTCTTAATAGGTGCGCTACCCTTCATGCGGTCAGATACACCTTTTTGGACTGCATCCTCCCATGTCTTCTGAATGCTTGCAACTGATTCAGTCACAGCTTCAGCGTTTGACAAATCAACCACGGATACTAATTCAACTGGTAAGCCACGTTCGCTTAGCATTGCCTTAGCTTCTGCGGTCAATTCTTTACGAGCAATCGCTTGTTCACGGTTAGCCAGTTCTTGCTCACGCTGATCCAACTGATACTTCTGTTTCTCGTCAGCGTTCATCTTGGCAAGTTTCTTAGCTTCGTTTTCCTTAGCTTCTTGCTCTGATTTCCACTTAGCAAACTTCTTATTGATGATTTCATCAACTTCTGCATCTGTGTACTTCTTCTCGTCTTGCGGTTGGGTTTCGTTAGTAGGTTCTGCAGGTACCACTTGTTCTTCAACCGTCTCGACTGTTTGTGTTTCTTCGTTCATTACGAACCTCCTATTTTTAAAGTCGTCCCCGACTGTGTAATTCCATGGCTTTTTTTGTCATCAATGCTCGGACAATATAAAAACCGCATCGATTTCGATGCGGTTAGGGAGTTAATTAAATAAATAGTAGTCTAAAGGTTTCACGTCCTTTAGGTGTGATGAGAGTCTGTGTGCCAGACCATTGTGTTTTTTCGTTGAGTGTTTCCTTGACCTCAAACAAACCATCGTTTTTATTGGCTGTTGGTTGGAGCTTGCCTTTCTTATCTCGATAGATGTATTTTTTCTCCATCAAGAAGTCAATAAACTTACGCTCTTTGATTTTTAATTGTTTTGCTGTTTCTCTGAAGCTGGTCAGTAAGTTTCTATCTACTAGTTCATCGAAATAGTCTGCTTTCGGCTTCATTATGGTATTTTCAACGGACAGTACAGCTTTTTCAGCTTCCAAGTGTTTAATGACTGCTTCTTTTTCTTTCAGTTGATTACCAGCCATAAGGAGCAAGTCTGCTAAGGCTTGTTTGTTGTGCGTGATATTATAAGCCACTTGGTCGGTCATATAAGCGCCATGCTTACGAATAGAGGGCAGCACTTCGCTAGTGACCCAATCAGCAAATTTCTCTGCTTCTGGTTTGCGAGATTGAAAAACAAGTTTATAGAAATTCGCTTCGTTGATGAAGTTGGCTTGTTGGACTCCTCCATTTGTAAGGATGTCACTACTAGTTACACCCTTTGGATTGAGTCTTTCTAGTGTTTTTCGTGGATTGCTTAAATCCAGAATTTGACAACAATCATTCAAATTAAAGAATGGCTCGCCTTTAATTTCTACTGTTCTTACTTCTCCGAATTGTTCATTTTTAAAAATTTGTAGTTCCATTTTTATGCTCCTAGTTAAAAATTTTACTTCCTAAGATTTCTGCTTTATCTGTTGAGTTCATCAAAATAAAAGCAATTTCATCTAGTGTTGAATGAAGTAAACCGAATTGTTCATTAAAAGTATCAAAGAACTTTTTAGACATCTCTTTAAAAGCTGTCTCGTCCTTAAGTTGAACCCAAGCCAAGGTTTCTGTCATATTGGTTGCCATTTCAACCGTTCTTCGAATATCTGCAAGCTCGTAGCCTAGATGAGTCAATTGTTCTTCTGTTAATTCAATTTTTGCCATAATAAAAACACTCCTTCGTGTACCTTGAAAAGAGCGTCTCAGCATGATATAATATTTCATGCAGAAACACTTCTGTGGTGATACCGTTTAGCTCGCAAGTTTGGCGACAGAGAGCTAGGCGGTATTTGTTATTTTAGACGACTTATTGCTTCTCTAACACCGTCAGCTTTGGAGAGATTATTATTTTTGCAATACTCTTCCAAAGTTTTATTAGTTTCCTCGTTAATCCTAACAGTTAACTTAACGGTCTTAGGGTCGCTCGTAGGTCGCCCCATTTTCTTTTTGTCAGTCAAGTTCATCACCTCACTTTTGCCGACATAAGTATAATAAAACTATTGTCGGCATTTGTCAAGCGATTTTTAAAACTTTTTTTGCCATTATAAAAACTCCTTTGCGGTATGACAAAGAAGCTCTTTTCTGATATAATGATTTCAGAAAGAGTTTCTTTCGTGCGATAGCTTAGAACCACAGATTGGCGTTTGGGGGTTCTAGGCTATTTTTTTATTTCGTTGTAGACCTTTTCTAGTCCCAGCATTAAAATTTCCGTCTTCGTCTTTCCTGTTTGTTCAGCACAATATTCTAACATTGCTACTTCTTCATCAGTCATACGAAGTCTTGTATTATTTCTGCGAGGATTTTCACTTTTCGGTCTTCCGACTTTTGCTACCATGTCATCACCTCTTTTCTTGGTAACACAATTATTATATAACCGTGTTACCGAAAAGTCAAGAGGTTTTTTGAAAAAAATTAAAAATAAGAAAAGCACTTAGATTTCTCTAGGTGCTTAATTGTTATAAATTAGCAATAGTATCTTTGATACTTTGCCATAATTCCTTATCACTTAATCCTGCGTATTTCTTTTCTATTTCCTCAACAGGAGGAATAGTAATCTCATCAGGTTGAGAAAGCCAAAACTTTTCTTCTTCCTTGGTCAAAGTATAAGACATAACTAATCAATCCTTTCAAAAGTAAAGTCGTACTTTTCAGCAAACAATGTCAATGTTTTTTCCTGTGCTTTTACTTCAGTATAACCTAATTTAATCATTTTTTCAATCAAATTCTCATATTCTTGATTAGCTTTTTTATGTATCCGTTTATTCGGTTTTGAATACCAATACACGCTTCCGTCGTGGCCTATCGTTAAACCATATTTTACAGTGTTATTTTTGCTCCTTTGTTGCAATGAAGCAAAATCACTGAGCGATGGAGGATAGCCAGACGGATGATTGTGAATTGAAATAAGGCTTTGTTCTGGACTATCTTTAAAAGCCTTTCTGACCTGTTCGTTATAAACTACACCTTTTTTCTTTCGAGCCTTGTTCGATAATGCAACAACCCTCCCAGTCTCCGCATCAAGCAAATAGTAATCTTCATACGGTGTGCCGTTTCTATGTTGTAACATTTGTCTTGAAACTCTTGAGATAGGTTCAGATATATGTGAAGTCTTTGGATGATTTTTTAATTTATCAACAAATTCATCACTTCGTACATAATCAAGATTCGCTCCAAATTGCCTACCGCTTAGCTCTCGTTCTCGTGGTTTCTCAACGTATTTATCATACCAATCATCATAAGTCATATCAGCAGGTACGTACTCAACTTTACCGGTTTCAGGATTTCTAGCCCTGCGCTCTAACTCGCTGTAGTCGATATCATCATCGTGTGCGATAGTCGTAGATCTGCACCAGGGATGTAGAGGTGGATAGTTCACACCAGGAGTGGCATCTTTTGTGTCGTAGACTTTGTTGTCGTGCTCTTGGCAAATTTCAGACGTCCGCCTGTCCAAAACTGCCACAAATTTGTACTTAGTGATTTCAGCATCTTCATAACTGAGCAATTCCATCTGATTATGAAAGAACGCTGACTCGGTACGAACCAAACGCCTAGCTTTATTCTGCCCGACCTCAAATCGTTCTGCGATTGCTTGAGATGTATCTCTTACACTTCGACCAGTCATGAGACTTACCAGAAGCTCGTCTTTCACGCTTGAAACAAGAGCTTCTGTATTCCCCCATATTCTATCTGAATAGCCCTCTCCTGTCCATTTTAGCCCCCTCAGACGCTTGATTTCTGTTTCAGGTAGGTTAGAGAAGCTATAAGCAAGTCCTGTCTGCTGCTGCAAGTCAAAAGTAGCCTTGTAGTAGCTATCTTTCATCAAGTCACTATAAAAGGCATCTGAACCTTTCTTCTCGGAATGATAGATAAACTCACGCATGCGGTCTAAATCGTCACTCAAACGTTCTAAACGTTTCATGCGATAAGCATAAGCTGGACTGTCTAAATCAGCAAGCAATCGTTGGATATTCGGGTCATTTGGTCGAGCTTCAAGAACCTTGCGAAGTTCATTCAGGTCCTTTTGGTCTTTCATGTTCTTTAAAACATGACGAGCATCACGCTCGCTCAAACCGTAATCACGCTGAAACTTGTCAAAAACCTTATTGATTTGCTTGTCTAAATAGGCTTTTGATTGCCTGTAGATATCGTCGAACTTATCTACTTGCTTCTCAGCCTTATCCATCTGCTCATAGATGAGATTAGCCTTCCTCTTCGCCCAATACTCCTCGTTCTTCATCTGTCACCTCTTCGTCTGGCTTCGTGTTGGCCTGATTAAAGAATGGCACACGCTCCATGTTCTTCTCTTTCTCTTCTTCGAGTTCTTCTAATTCAGCATCAGGGTCTTCAACGAATGGCAAGAGAGAAATAAGTTGACGAAGTGAGACCTTGCCTTCAAGATTATTGATAACCTGTGACAACTCAAGCAAGTTCTTAGGCAATCCACGGCTGAATTGTGGCACGATTGAATGTGCCTCAAGAGCAATCTGCTGCATACCCAGATAATGAGCGAAGATAGCAATACGCTGACGAATACCACGCTTGTAGTTCGCTTCCTTGGTCTTAGTAATCATCTCAAGACCTAGCAGTTTGAATTCCATGGCTACGCCTGAACTATTCCCTGCGAAGTTCTCATCTGTCAGATTTGGCACATGACTGAATGTGTAGATATCTTCTTTCAACGATTTACGCAATATTTCAGTAGCGTTCTCGTCCAGGGAATTCTTCAAAAAATCAGCCTTGGCATCTGCTGGCAATTCCAAAAGCCCTTCTTCGACAAGGATTCTCATCGCTTTCCTGGCATCTTCTAGGTTGTCAGCTAACTGCGCACCATACAATACAAGAATAGACTCGACTGCCTGTTCCTTGTCATTGACACGATTACCCATTAACGAATTGTAAGCATCAATCAAGCTGATCTGTTGCTCGTAATCACCAATCGCAAAATGATTATTACGGTATTCGATAATTGGGACCTGACCAAGATTATGAGGTTCTACTTGCTCATTTCGTGTTGTTCCCATACTCGAATCACGCAGCACAATGTGATAATGCAGATTCTGAGTAAAGACTTCCGCTTGATACTTAGTAGCATCTTTCGTGTCGTCTTTGATTTCGTAGTAATAGACTGCAAAAAGAACCTTTCGCTCGATACTATCATCATAAACCAAGAATACATTCTCAGGATCTACGCTAGTTGAATCAAGTTCAGTCAGTCCTTCTTTTGCATAGATGTACTCGTAAGCACGTCCATAGATAGACATGTTCAATGCGTTCTGTGTGTCTACCTGGTCAATCTCAGCACCATCAAACGCTACAAGCAAGGACTCAATATCACCTTCAGCAGTATTGTTATACTTGATTGCGTTGCCCATGAAGTAACCTGTGGCAGTGTCCGAAATATCCTTGGCGTGATTGGCTACTGTCTTGAAGTTTGGCGCATTCTTGTTCCGTCGCTCGTGTTTCAAGATAGCATGCTCGCCTAGATAATATTTCTTCAAGTTCTTCAATCGTTGGCGTTCTTGCGTGTGTTTCTGAATCAGCTTATAAATCAATTCCTTGTTCAAAGCTGTTTCATCGTATCCCTCTCTCGGATAAGTTAAAATCTGATACATTTAATTCCTTTCTATAGACCAAAATCTGACCGTCTGCGGACAGTAGCTTTAACACCTTCGATGCATTGAAGACTATATCGCAGCGCGTCCATCAAGTGGTTATTCTTATCTTCTGGTTTGTTTAACCAATTACCTTCTTTATCTCGTTGATAACAATAACTGTAAAATTCGTCCATGATATGTTCACAACTTGGATGCACATAAATAGCGTACCCTTGTAATTTGGACACGCCTGCCATGATACTATCCTTCCCTTTACGACTCTCTTTAATTCGAGATATGCCATGCTCCGACCTAAGCTCTTCAATTAACCTTGGCTCTGCACTATCTGCGATGATTGTCGAACGATGATATCCTTTATCTTTTATCATCTTAGCGACCTCTTTGGTTATCAGACCAACTCTGTACGCTTCGTCAAAGATGTGTATCTCCTTTGTAGTGTCGTTTATCAACGAACAACACAAAGCTGTTGGATCGTGAGTGAAACCAAAGTCAAGCCCGATACACAACTTGTTATCAGGATTTTGTAGCAATTCGTCTTTGTCAAACTCCTTGACAATTACGTTGTTGTAGATTAAACCTTCAGCAACACCCCATTCGCCATCACAAACAATTCTCGCACGCCTCGGATTCGTATGATACAAATCCTCATAGCGTTTGATATCGACTTCATCAAGCCACTCATTGCATCGATAGGTTGTTGTCATCGATAGCGTGTCAGCTCGTCTAGTCTCTTCATCAAAAAAGACTCGCTTGAGCCAGTGCCTCTCGTTCCACGGGTTAAACGTGACCGTGATTTGTTTAAAAAAATCAGGAACATCCAAGCTACCACGGATAGACTCGACGACTGTACTGAACTTATCTTCAGTTTCGATTTGATACGCTTCCTCGAACCACGCCCAGCAAAGAATACCAACATCAACCGTGATAGATGTGATTTTAAGTTCATCATCCAAACCGCGGAAGAGAATCTTCTGACCTGTCTCCTTGACGGTTATCTCAGGCAACGACTCATTGAATTTGAACTTATGAGCGACTTTTAGTTGGTTAGCTGCCCACTTAAAATCCGTGTAGGTCGATTGCTTGTTCGTGTTCGAGTATCTACGAATAACAAGTAAGTTAGCCCATGGGTATTTCAAAATACGGGTAACATAATTCAAAGCCGTTGTCTTTGATTTCTTTGAACCACGGGAGCCCTTGACAACTCGATAAAGATTTCTCGAACGCCAAAACTGACCATACCCAGCTCCAACCATCTTGGGTAGATCTACGACAATATCGTTCTGTTTAATCTGGTATGTCTGACTCATTCGCAAACACCACCGTTCCAGAAACGTCCGCCTCTACTTTATCAGTCCAAAGCCTGTGACGTTTTCCTAAAAGTTCAGCAGCTTTAATTCTATCTTTAGCTCCGACATCAATATCAATAATTTGTTGACCGAGTTCACCGATACTACAGAGGGTCTGTTCTTGCGTTTCTCCTCGCATTACTGAAGTGAGATAACCAAGAACCTCTTGTTGGTCAGCAATCTTCTCAGTATCAAGCTGTTTCAGTCGTTCATCTATATAGGTTTTAATCTTAGGATTCTTTAGTAATTTGTGACCTTCAACACCTGCCACTCTATCACTAGAAGCGCGATAACCCGCTTTCTTATAAGATTCAGTCGCATTACCTGAGATGATGTACTCATCTGCAAACTTCTTTTGTTTTATCGTTAAATCATTCAATTTTCCATCACCTCCACTTCTTGAAAAATCAAAAAGCCACTCAATGAGTGACTTAACGAGAGGCGACTACTTACCTCTATCAGAACCAATAGTATATTGTTACCTTTCATTTTTTATTTTTGTGTAGCCTTTATGACGACGCTCGGAATTGAACCAAAGAGCACCCAAGGGAGCAACAAATTGGAGAGAGTGCCAGAACCTTTCTCATCGTCTAGAGAGGCTTTCGCCTCAATTCATAAAGGAGCATCATCTGCCGTAGCATTTGATACTACCATTCTATCAGAATTAAAACTTCATGCCTGTACAATCACTATCATTTACTATCAATTCGCTAAGAATACCGTCAAGCTCTTTTATTGCCTGTTTTTTCAAGCGATAATAGGTAGGTGAGCTGATGCCACCAAGGCTATCGCAGATATCATCCACATACATTTTATTGATGTAGGTCATCCTCAGTACTGTCCTATGTTTTGGATTTGATAGCTGATTGATTATCCTACTCAATTCTAGTTTTCTGTCAATGATCGTCTTTGTGTCTTTCTCGATTTCGTCTTTCATCGTGATCAACTGAGCATATACATCATCAATCTTTCTTGGCTGACCACCTTTTACTTTAACCTCGGACCATTTAGGACTTGAGAGCAGGCCAGCCTCAAGTTCGTTGATTTCATCGATACGACTCTGGATATCCATGTCGAGGTTTTGCAATTCGCTTAGAAGCTCTTTAGCCTTCACTCTCTATCTCCTTTGTGGTATAATAGTCTGTGCGATAACTATTAGCTGAGGCAGAGAGTGCCTTGGCTTTTTTATTTTTCTCCAATTAAGACATTCAAAGGGATATCAAAAAATGTAGCGACATCTTCGACAATGTAATAATTCGGTTGTTTACGCTTGTTTTCCCATTTCTCAATTTCTGATACTGAATACCCCAACCTTTCAGAAAGTTCATTGCGTGATAATTTGTTATCTAGTCGTTTCTGCTTTAGCATGAATGCGAAGCGCTCGCATTGTTTCTTGGTTAGTTTATCGGCTTCAAGTTTTATCAATCGTTTACCATTCGGACGCTTTTTGATGTATGAATCAAAAGAATAATGGCGTAGTTGCTTGATAGATAGTCCAGTTTCTTTGCTTATCTCTTTAAGGGTCCCACAGGCAATAAATGTATCGCCAGAATAAAGCGCATATTCATATTCATATTCATTTTCGATTTCCATGCTCAAACTCCGTTGATTATCTTCAGTGTTTCCTCATAGCTCAAATTGATTTTGGCTTTTTGTTCCTCCTCACATATTCCAAAAAGTTTAGGGATTTTGAAATAAATGATTGTAGAATTGTCGTGATTTTTAACAACTGTGTAGATGTGCTTGAGCAAATCTTTTCTGATCGCAATGTTTGGAAATGCTACAAGCTCCAGCTTATATTCTTTAGCTGTTTTCTTTGGCTTTTTAGCTCCTGAATATGGATATTTTTTTGGTCTCATCCCAAATCCTCCTCTTTCACAAATGATCCGTCAATCCAACGACCCTTGCGGTCTTTAATTTCTTGGTAAGCCAGTTCAAAACATTCGTCAAAGTCATAACCAAGATTCTTCAGATAACCAATGCAGCGTACTAAGTTATGTCTACATAGTTCCTTACTTGCAAACCCTTGTGAGAGTTGAAACTCACTAATATTTGCATTGATTGAGATGAAGCTCTCCATCACATCTTTTTTCCTAATGTTGTCAGATTCTTTAAAAATCTGATTGACATCTTCCTTAATGAGCAAGGCCAGACCGACAATAACGACTGCACAATCTCCGATGCTGTCCTTGGTCAACTTCTCATTTTTCTTGAGATACCCAGCGCATAACTCACCAAACTCTTCGCTAAGTTTCAATGACTGCTTGTCTAACCGTCCGCCGTTTTCGAGGTCACGGTCAATAAACCATTGTTTGACTTTTTCTAATGTTTTCATTACCATTCAACTCCTACTGCAAAATTATAAGCTAGTAAATAATCATCTAAGACTTTGTGGCATCTCGTTATGAAAGATTTTAAATCAATATCTGCGTTGAAAACCTGAATCAATATCAATTGACTAGCTAAATGTTTTTCAAGGTGATTGATTGCCATCTGATCTAATTCAGCATTTACTTTGTCAATGTCTATTTCTTCTTTCTCAACAGGTTTGCTTGGTGCAATCCATCTAAAATCCGAATCTAATGTATCGGATTCTTGGTATTCAATCTTTTGGGTCTTACAGTCATAAATCTCTTTTGAAATTTCAGGACTATTTTTCTTTTTGTCAATAACTAAAAATATGACATTGATGGATGTGTCTTCAAATCCATTTTGAATCACGTTCAATTCAACAAGATTATTCCCTACCAGCTCTCTCATTTTCTTTTCAGATTGACGATATGCAATACCAGGGAACATGATATAGAATCCGTATCTTTTCGTGTAAGTCAGTGACTTCAACAGAAAGATATCATCAACCACTCCTGACTTTTTCCAAGGGTATAGTTCTTTAATATCCTGTTGGTCTTCTTCTGGTAAATCTTTCAATTTCAGAGAATAAGGCGGATTCATTGCAATTGCATCTACTTGTATATCTGACTGATATGTAAAGAAGCTCTGATTATGCACGACTGCCTGAGGAAAATTTTTCTTCAATGCTTCGCAACTTTCCTGCTGAATTTCTACCGCATGAAAATCGGTCATGCTGATAAATTGCTCCAACTGACCAGACCCTGCTGCACCATCAAAGACAGATACATTCTCACCGCAATAATGTTTCACTTTTTTAGCTAAGTATTCACGCAAAGGCTTCCCTGTAACATATTCAGCAAATTTATTGGCTTTCTCACGGTTATTGTGTTCCACAAACGTCATAATCTCACCTCATCTCCAATTTCCAGGGCTTCGTAGCTTGTTTGTGTGACTACAAAAATGCCGTAGTTCTGTATTGTGATTGTGTGCATGTCGCCAATTTTCTCCTTGTGAACAACCTTGCCTTTGATTTCTGCGCCTGCGTTATCAGCCTTGTAGATGAGCATCGGGCGCTTTTTGTCAAGGTTTTTAATGTGGACACATTGCCAGATATTCAAAGCGGCTGACAAGACAATCCAGATTGCGATAAATCGTTTCATGTTCACTCCCTGTAACTGTTATAAATTTCAATAGCTGGAATTGACTCATTATCAGTTGCAGAAGTAATTATCAGATCGCTTCTCACTTCTTTCTGAAGTTCTAGTAACTCCTCTATCGAATTGATTTCGATAAAATGCCCCTCTGCACCGTTCGGGAATTCTCTTTGTATTCGACCTTTAGATGTTTTATGATTAACTCCTTTAGAAAGCCAAGTGCCTTCTATCCTAGAAAATCGCTTATCAAATTCTTCAAATGTCGAACAGGTTCTGACTTCTCTTTTTGTGTATTTTTTAATTGTGGTGTTAGGAATTCGTTTTTCAACTTCCCCTGACGTGCTCGTTAATAAAAACTCCATCACTCCAACTCCTTTATTTTATCTTTCATATATATATTTATCTTACCAAGTCCGGTCATCAATGAATAGCGTCTTGCAGTCTAGACATAGCATGATGCTGACAGGCTTTTGTAAGCCAGTCGAATTATCAATATGATTCCAATCGGTGTGATGATGCACTGAAGATGTCGAATAACAATTCGGACAAATAAGTTGATTCATTCTTCCTGCTCCTTTAACTTACCTTGTGACTTTCCAGTTCACCAAATTCGTGGCCGTGGCTTACGAAATACGAGCCAATCAGGATTGCATCTGCTTCGTCATCTTTGACGTTAAGGTCGAACGTTTCGGACGCTTTAGAAACGGCCTGCAGCTTCATTGACTTCTTGCTACGGTCTTTATAGCTGAACTTCCAATACTTGCGCCATGTCGACACGTTCACGAAGTACACATTGTCAGCAATTAACCGTCCAAGAATGATGCCTGTCACAATTCCGATACTGATCATTGATTGTTGATTAGGTCCCATGACCGAGTTCTTCTCGACCACAATCGACTCAAAATGGCAGTCATATTTCTGCAAGGCTCTTGATTGAATCGCTCGCAGTTCACTAGCCATGAAGCGCCCACGTTCAAAGAACGACTTGCTTTTATGTTTCAAGACACCACTCTGGACAAGGTCAGAGCCGTGAAATACGGCCCATCCTGTCGCAGTAGTTGAAATGTCTAACGATAAGGTCAGAGATTTCATTGCAGTTCTCCCTTGATACCGCAAATGTCAAAGAGATTGCGCTTGTTGTTTTCAATGAACTCAAAGAACTTCTGTAGCTCGGCCAAGTGGCGCTTTTCTCTTTTGATCCCAAGGCTCGTATGATACTCTGTCGGCATTTTCGGTGTTGTCTTAATATCTAGCCAATAAAGAGGTTCGAACACGTCGCCACTTGTATCGAGAGAAGCGTCTGCGTCCGCATTTCTGAAATGCATCTGCATATCATATTCAATTTTATTTGTAATCGTGATGGTCTTATCTACGATTTCGAGTGTGATAGTTGTTCCTGGGATGTCGATTTTATTTAGCATTTATTTTTCTCCTGTTAAAAAAGTTTTGTCTGTATCGGGTACACTTCCCATAGTGGGATTCCTATCCTTAGACAGTCTCGTTTGATGTCCATTGTAGAAATGACGTACTTGACGCCATTGTTTTTCTTGTCGTAGTGTGGAAAAGTGTACCCATCATTTTCAATTTTGGTCTTGATGTCCGTTTTGGTTTCAGGTTCCCAGTCCACCCAATCCGTCCACTCCATGCTGGTCCTCCCATTTTACAATCCCTGATATAACACAATTCCTATTTACACGACATGCAAGTGTTTCAGCGTTGTAAACTCCGTGACTTGTTTCTATATACCTGTCATATACATTTTTTATCTGGACTATAGTGTGAAAATCCCCGTTATTGAGGACTTTCACAAAATCGCCTGGCTTAATATCTGATTTTTTCATATTTAGACTCCGATAGTATTTTTAAAACGGCAAGCTGTCATCTGGTAGATCAAATGGGTTAGGATCGGCAAAAGGTGAGTTGTTTCCATTTTGGAAAGTGTTGCCTTCCCCTTGTCCGTGCTGACTGTTGCGACTCTCTAGCAGAGCTACGCTCTCGGCCACTACTTCGGTCACATATCGACGCTGACCGTCTTTCTCATAAGACCTGACTTGTATGCGTCCAATGATCCCGATAAGTGAGCCCTTGCTGCAATACTGAGCAATGACGTCAGCTGTCCCTCTCCACGCCTGAAAGTTGATAAAATCAGCCTCACGGTCTCCATTTTCGTTCTTGAAATTGCGATTGACCGCAAGTGTGCCCTGTAAACTAGATACATTGTTAGGCGTTTTTCGTAGATCAGGAGGCGCTACAAGCCTCCCAACCAATGTGACGTTATTGATCATCCGTTTTGTCCTCTCTAGCGCTACGCTCTCCCAAGAGATAGCCTAAAAACATCCATAGGATAGCCATTCCAATCTCTTTGATAAAATCATTCATTATTTCTCTCCTTTGCATTCATAACATACATTTTGACCTACATCTTTTGCCTTGATTATTGATAAGCTACCACATTTCTCACAGCTGATTATTAAACCTAAACCATTTGAATTGATACTGCTTATATTGTTCTCTGAGGGAACTTTGTAAATAATCAATGCGGATGTGTGCCAATATTCAGCACTGACTCCACTGTCAGCGACAGCAGACACATTTGATTGAAATTTGATGTCAATCAACTTAATGCCTGGATTTTCGGCAAGCCAGCTATTTATTTGATCGTCAATCGCCTCGTCAGATGGGTAGTCGGATGATAAAAATACTGTTTTAATCATATTCCCCTCCTGGATTGTGCCACCAGACAATCAGATCATCCTGATTGTCTCTGATGTACTGCTCAAATATTTCAAAGTGGTCAATAGCATGTTTTAAGCGTTGCATACCCTCTCCAGCTTTTGAGCAAAAGCCACAAACTTTAAAGACAGGCTCAATCATGTCAATAATTTCTACGACTTGGCCGTCAAGGTTCCAGACACTATCCTCTCCCACCTTAAAATCTAGGATAAACTCATCCCCTAGGTTGTGGATAACCTGCAATCTCTTGCCGTCCGAGTAGATTGATACACTGTCAGATACTTTTCTAATTTCCATAGCTACACCTGTCTTTCAGTGGCTTTTTTGACAGTGATAGCCTCCAAATTATCTGCAAGCTCTTCCTGTTTTAACGGTTGCACAAGCCAACCAAAGCCTTTAATCCAGTAGTTTTTCCCATATTCAAAATCAGAGTCAGACAAAGCCTTTTTAAATCGTTCTTTTTCTTCCAGGTCTTTAAAAAATACCGTAAGTCCCATTTTAAGGTTGTAGTCATCAGAGTTATTTTCAGCCTCTCTGAGAGCTTTTGTCTCATTTTGAGGGATTTGCTCACTGTCCAAGATTTCGCCTGTCTCTGGGTCAAAATTTGGGGTCTCTGTTGATTTTGGAGCTTGTTCCTGCTGTTTAGTTTGTTGAGCCGCTAAAAGCTCCTGATTAGCTCGCTCTGCTCGTTCTTGAGCTTGTCTGAGTTCTTCCTTTTGCTTTTCAAATTCATAGTCAGCTTTGATTTGTTCAAAGACCTCAGCAAGAGTCAAGTCTTTCAGCTGTCGGATGTAAGGTGAGTCAGTCATGCCATACTCAGCACATAACCCTGAAATAGCTGACTTAGCCTTTTCAAATTCTTGTTGTTTCTGAAATTCAAACGTGACCATGTCGTCAAGGCTTTTCATTGTGGCTTTTTTAAGCGTCACGCCGTCTGCCATGAAATCGCCAGCCTTGACATACTCAAGGGCCTTTTCATCAAAGAGACGAGGATCCAGCATGTACTCAGCTGATTTGTTGGCTAGATAGCCTTTGACTGTGTCAATTCGGACAGCCTTTTGATGTTCTTCAAACTCTTTGACATCACTAGCAATTTTGGTGATGATGTCTTTTAGAGGCTGGATGGCATTCTTGACATACTTGTCAAATTCGTCAGCTGGTTCAGATAAGACTTTCTTATTCCTGATCCGTTCGTCAGAGACCTGTTTGTCTAATTTTCGTAGATCGGCAAGTGTCTGCTTGTCATCCTTGATGGTTGCAGCCGTAACCGTGTAATTTTGATACTTGGTTACAACCTCATTGATATTCTGCTCAAATTTATCACGGTCAATGATTTCAACCTGTGCTTGTGTTACTTTAACTTGTAATTCTTGCATGTTGTCCTCCTAGTATTCTAGTTCACCGTCTAGCAATTCGCCCTGTATTGGCTCCTCAGCTTGAGCAGGTTCAGGATCTGTGTGGGCTTGCTCTTTGTTAAATTGCTCAATCTGAACCATCTTGCGTGCAATTACATCCTCTTTGCTCTCTTGAGGTGTCACATCCTTGATACGGTCAAATGTTTCTCCACCGTCGTCCTCTGTGTACATATTCCCCAAATCCTCAGGAAAAGCCTCTCTAAGAGCGTTTACTAGGGCTGTTTTTCTGATCATAGTAGCTGGCATGCTGTTCCAGGTGCTTTGTTTCTTGTTGTATTCCTCAAGAGATACCTGAATTTCTACAGGTACTTTGAAATTTTTGCGATAGACTCTAGCCCAACCGCCTACCAAAGTATCACCTGGTAGCATAAGAGCCCCTTTGCGTTCGTGCATAACGCCATCTTTATCTACAGCAACCACGCCAGCCTCAAATCCCTCATAGTTTTTGCTCTGGGCTGCACGTTTCAAGAAAGCCTCTTTAGAGACAATCAAGCTGAACTCTGTCCCTCCATTGCGATTTTTATAGGCTACAATGTAGACCTCGTTAGCTAAAGGATTTAGGTTACGCCCTTTGATAAGTGACAAAGCTTGTCCTACCTGTTTCTCAGTAAGTAAATTCTGAGGGTCAAAATAACGTTTGATGTCTTCAAATGTCCAGTCAAGGGCATTGACAGAAATGTCACGTTTAGCCTGTTGTGTTGATAATTGATTATTAGTCATTTTCTTCTACCTCTGTTGTGTTTTAAGTTCCAATTTTCACGCTTCAAGCGTTTATTTTCGTTTTGCAATTTCAAAATAATATCTTGTTGCTCGTTAATGATTTCTCCGAGCTCTTGGCCAAGATGGATATAATCGGAGCGCCACCGCCTGATTTCTGCTTGTAGTTCTTCAATCATGCTCTAACTTCCAATACTTCTCTAGATCCACGGCCATGACGATGGACAAGTTCTTCTGCTCGGTCAAAATCTGCCGTCGGTATGGTGCAAGCCCAGCTTGTCTTTCTTCCTCGCTTTTAGGAAGATAGTAGCCGTTCGGTTTAATTTTTTTGGCCACAATCGGATGTCTGAAGTTTACCCTTAGGCTTTCGATTACCTGCTCAAGCATCCGCTTTGATAAGCCTGTCTCCTTTCGGATATCTAATGCCGTGATAGGCTCTTCAAAACTGGCTCGGTTGATAATCAAGTTTAAAACTTCAACTTCAGTTGAATTCATTTCTCTACTAATCATGTGTGCTCCCTTTCGTTTTTAAATTTCATCACCTATATAGCAATATTGACCACAACCAATATATACATACAACTCTGGGTCAAGTTCTTCTCGCTCTTCAGGTGGTTCCATCATGTCTCTGTCGTAGTTAAATAATCCGTCCATCTAGTCGGTCCTCATACTTTCTCCAGAGCTTAGCAATTTCCTTCAGGTACTTCTTGATGTCATTCTTTCTGTACCAAACAAGGCGCTTGCGTTCGTTGACCGATACGCACGGATAGAGTTTATTCTCAATCTCTGGTATCGTCATCTTCTTCTTGCTCCTCTTCTTCGTCATCTTTGTTAATTTCAATCTTGATTGAAAGTCGCTCCATTGCATCATCTAGTGACTTCCCGTCCAAGATATCCTTCAAAACGTGGCTCACGTCATGCAGCGATTTAGCTTTGACTCTGCCCTTTTCGCTTTCAGGCATCAAACCGATGTCTTGCATAAGCAAGAATGCTACGCTTGAATCGTGCATTGTTCGTTGAAGTTGTTCAATCTTCTTGATTGTTTTGATTGCTTTTAGTACGTTGATCATGTTATTGTTCTCCCTTTTGATTAAGTTGTTCTTTTTCTTTGTAGATGGCTAATCGTTGTTTCAAGTCGTAGTTTTCTTGGTCGGTCATAAAGCGACGCTTGCGCTCTTCGTTCAGGTCATTCATAAGCTCAACTGCGACCTCTCTCCAGTCAAGGTTGATTACCTTAAACAAGCGTTCGTGTTTGAGTTTTAATTTAGTAAGTAGTTTCATGGTTGCTCCTTTTTAAATTGCAGTTCTCTGCCAGTTTTCGTGATACCATTCAATCACGGCATCCCTTGGATATTTTTCACGCTTTCCCTCAATCCGTGGAAAATCTGCGTGTCGGTTGAAGCGCTCGTCGAATGTCGTCGTGTCCTTGGTTCCAAGTAACATTTCAGAGCATTGCGACTTGTTCAGTTCCATTGGATAGCGCCTTTTCTCATCGGTCACAATTGTCATGACCTTGAGCGTTCTATCCATTAACCCAGCTTCAAACTGGTCTAGCATTTGCATCATTAAATCATTCATGATATAATCCTTTTAGAAATATTTTTGCACTGTCCTTGATTGCCCTCAAGGACTTTTTTTATTTTGCGAATGTGTACACGCTACCGTTTGTGGCATAGTAGGTCATTTCATCCAGCTTGCGAGTGAATTTCTCATCGGTCGTGACCAGTAATCGTTCTTTTAGCAAGGTTGATAATTTGAAATATTTGCTTTCAAAAATAGCAATCATTAGCTTTCTTGCTTCGACAACTTCGCTAGACAATTGTCCTTCTTGAGTTTGTGTCTGCGTTAAATTTAAAGGCATTACTCTTCATGTCTCCTTTCATAATTCTGTCGACAAGGCTTTTTTCATAAAGCCCCTCTAAATGTTTGCTTCCGTAATTTGTAGTGATGATTGTATTTGTCCTATTTTCGAGGATTTGATACAAGATTTTTTGCATCCAACTACTGCCTTGCTTGATTTCCTGACCGACGCTTGACTCTTTCCCTAAATCGTCCAAGATTAGGAAGTCAACATTTTGTAGAAATTTAACTGTTTTTCGTTGTTCCCACTTCGAGTCTTTATAGGTAAAAGCCTCTTGGATCCTGTCGAATAATTCAACCGTGGGAATGTATAGCACTGACTTTCTTATTTGAAATTTTTGAAAGCTATCATTTAATGCTTTAGCTATCCCGATAGCAAGGTGGCTCTTCCCTACTCCAGGAGGTCCACTGATAATCGTGTTCCCTCTGTATAGTTCTTTCACATAGTCAGCCGTGATGCGTTTAGCAAAATTGACTGCTGCAGCGTCTTGTTCTGTGTGGATTTCAAAATTCCCGATTGTAGCTTTTTCCAAGTCCTTTGGAATAATGCTCTCTTTCAAGAACAATGCGTAAGACCGTGTGTCTCGGATTTGCGCTTCAGCTTCAGCAAGCAACTCTCCAGCTTGACGGTCGATTTCTTCCTGGGTACATTCTGGACAGTAGGTCTGCGTGACATCTGTACAAGGATTTGTTGAGCGCCAGAGATACACTCCTGGGTGCTTGTCGCATTGTTTAGAAAGTGTTTCTATTTGCAAGGCTCGTGCCTGCAATTCTTTGCTTGATACTGACCTCATTTACACCTCCTAAAATCCATATCGTGGGTTGTAGCCGTCATCGTCTAGTGTTAGACGTCTTGTTCTTCTATTTGAGCGCTTAGGTTTCTGCCTATTCTCGACCAACTCAACCGTTGTAAGACCTTTCTGCTTCCAGTCTCTCAAGATGCTATCAAGATATTTAAAGTATGGCTTGCCATTCCCTACACACTCCTTGATGGCTAACTTGATAACCTCTTTGCTATGGTCTTGCAAGAACGACTTCAAATCCTCAATTTCAAATGGTGTAGGGTATCGTCCAAACTCTGAAAAAATCCAATCGTAAACAATTCCTAAATCATTTTGTGGTGGTGCGTCCTCTATACTATATAAAGTATTATCACCAGCACCATCTGGTTCATTAAGTCTTGATATATTAGTCTTGATATTATCAGTCTTGATTGACTGTAATTTTTGCAGTTCTTGACCTGTATTTTTTACAGTTCCAGACTGTAATTTTTGCAGTTCTTGACCTGTATTTTTTACAGTTCCAGAAATATATAATCGATTAGGTTTATTTATGCCTTGCCTTTCTTCTTTAATCAAACAGAAGTCTTGCAGTTCTTTTTTTGCTTTTATAACTGTTTTTTCATTGCAGTTAAGTAAATCCATGAATTGCTGATTTGTAAAGTAAACAAACACGTTGCCATTTTTATCGTGCCATTTATTTTGAATAGACAATGTACGTCTATCAAAAATCAACATATACATAACTTTCGCCCTCAGGCTTAAATCCTTGTAATCTTCATCAAGCAACCACTGAGGGAACTGATAGAAAGCATTGTTTTTGACTTCGCTTATTTTCAACCATTCTTTCTCCTTTCTATTTTTCTCAATCTCTTTCTGCTATAATGTAAGCAAGAAAGGGGGTAAAGTCATGTCATTTGATAAAAATATAGCTGACAAAATCCTAGAATTTGCTAAACTGGAGCCAACCGTTCCAGTTGGAACTTCTCATGATTTCCGCTCTGAAGAATTTGATCAAGATGATTTTAGAGATACCGCTAAGAAACTAATCTCAACTGGTCAAATTTCAGGACATCTCGAAGAAGATTTCTCAGGATTCTATATCGCATTCAGACTGTAAATTCTGAATTTCAGCAATCACTGTCGCATCGATTTCAATTACATCCGGAATTGCTGTGATAGTGATTTTTGGTTTTCTGTCAGCAGGCATTTCCAACCTAAGACCAGTAACTCCACGACCAAGCTCCCAATCATTGATTTTTACTGAGTAGCCTGACGAATTAAGAGATTGACCTTCAGTAGGTTCCTGCTTGGGTTTAATACTTAGCTTCAATTGTGTCATTCTTGCTCCTTTCTATCTTTTTGTTTGCGGTTAAACCGCAACTTCGGGCAAAAAAATAATATCATCTACTGAGACCTCGAAAACACTAGCGATTTGATATGCTTTTGAGACACTAGGTTCTGTTACCCCACGTTCCCAATGGCCCCAAGTATCAACTGATACATTCACAGCTTCTGCCGCATCACTTTGTCTCCAATTTTTGAGTGTCCTTAGTGTTTTTAATGTCATTTTCGGCACGTTCCTACCTCCTTATTTTTCTATTTGTTCCTCGCCTTTCTGCTATAATGTAGTCAGAAAGGAGGTGATGTTATGACTGATTATCAATTAGAAGCTTCTCTGATTGTCCTTGGCAAAGAGTACGAAAGAGCCAAGAAAGACGGAAAAGAAAGCTTCAGCATACATGTATCATTTTTTGATGGCTTAGATACTAATTACCATCTTCAAGAGTTTGCAAGGCAATATCCCGTAAGGATTGCCCGTTTGAAGCCTGACCAAATAACTTTTCTAATAGACTGACCTCATCCAATGGGAAAGGGTTGTTTTCTATCCTATCGTTAAAAGTTAATAACACTTCACAATCTTTATCTGCAAAATGATTGATAAATTCCACTCTCTCTACTCCGTCGAGAAACATTCCATCGACGAATACAGTAGGGTGGTTTTTTCTCGCCGTCAATAGTACATCGTGATCTGATGTTTTTACTGACACAGTTCTGTTAGTTGTCATTTGCCCTCGTCTTACTTTCCAGCGCCCTGAGTTCAATCTCATGGCTGACTTGTTTCAATAGCTTCTCACACGCTATTTTAGCTTCTCTGTACGTTATATTTTCGCTGATGAAGTAATCAGCTAGTTCGATGATTTTATCTTCCATTCAACCTCCTATATCAGTCTCAAGGCTGAGGTAATTTTCTCCTAATTTGCTATAATAACTTTGACTAGGACCTCTCACCGTTTTAGTCAAAATTTCAATAGAAAGGAGGGAACACTATGAGTAACAATTTAGAAAAATATGACATTCTACTAACACAAGCTATTATCGCTAAGAATACAGGTCACAAGTTGATAGTCCAAACAGCTGCAGGACGATACATTGGAGAAGCTTATAATCCTGATAGCTCTGATTATCCTGACGTATCTGCGATTGTTCAAAGAACAAAAGAACTTCGAGTTTCTGAATACGATCCAAAAAATCCAACAGCAATCTTATTAGTAGATGTTGAAATTCACACTAATTCAATAGGTGGACCATTTAAAATGCCATACGTTTTTCTATTTCTAGATCAGATATTGGGTGTTTCGATTGGGAAGTTCGAAGAGCCGACTGAAGAATAGCATCTTTGTCTATCATAAAGTCTATCGATTGTTTGATAGGCTTTTTTATTTTCCCACTATACGGATGCCGTCTTGGTTTCATTGTTTACCTCCTTTCTCTTTTTTTCGCTCTATGAGCAATAACTAGGAGGGGAATCGCGCCCCTCTACGCTACCCTAGTTTCTTTCACTTCTTCAACCTTTTCAAGAACTAAGATTGTAAGAGCCATTTCCTGAAAATCTTTGTCGTCAAATCCGATAAAGTCTCCGTAAACTCTGATTGCTGTCAATAGTGTGTTGTACAATGCGTACATATCATCTGATGATAGTTTTTCACGATCTAGGATTTCTCCAAGTTTCAATGAGCGTTCTCTGCGATTCTTAACTTGTAAGATTTCTTTTGCTAGTGCGATTTGTTCTTGTGTTGTAAATTCTTTAGTCATGTTTTTTCTCCTGTTTGTTTTTGTTATTTCCTTAAGCTTGATTATATTATACTGCGGTTAAACCGCAATGTCAAGTGTTTTTTGCGTTTTTTTCGCAATTTTTTATTTTATTCTTTACTTTTTTGCGTTTTTGCCGTAAAATATACTATATAAGGAGGAGCGGAAATGAAAATCGAAAACAAAAAAATTTTTGCCAATAATCTGAGTTTCTACATGGAACAAAAAGGGGTAGATAGAAACACATTATGCGCAGACTTGGATTTAAAATACACCACTGTTCGCGATTGGTTGAAAGGAATAACTTATCCTCGGATTGGTAAAATTGAACTTCTGGCAAACTATTTCAATATAAATAAATCCGACCTTATTGAAAATAAGATTTCTACCGCACAACCATCAGACTCCCTTTTAGAAAAAATTACAAATACGGCTCGAAAATTAAACACTGATAATAAGAAAATCGTACTACGGACCTCTGAGGATCTTTGGGAGAGCCAAAAAGCAAACAGCGAAACGTATCAGCAAAGTCAACCAACCGAAGTGTCTGAGGCTATTCAGGTCTATAGCTACGACTATTACGATCACCCAGCTTCAGCAGGTACAGGACAGTATTTGAACGATGTGCGAGTGGAACGGATAGAGTTGCCAGTAGATATTGATGCTGACTTTGTCATCCCCATCAAAGGTGACTCCATGGAGCCTGACTATCACGACGGCGACCTGGTATTCATTCAGACTAGCGTGGACTTGAATGACGGCGTTATCGGCGTATTCAACTACAACGGAGATGCTTATATCAAGCAGCTTGTTATTGATAAAGACCAAGCTTACTTACATAGTTTAAATCCAGCTTACAAGGATATGCCAATCACACCAGACACCGACTTCCGAATTATTGGTGAAGTCGTGGATTTGTATAGAGAGAAGTAAGAATATTATTTTTTAAAATATTAAAGATTTTATTTAAAAAATAAAAAACAGTTGACTTTTTTTAAAAAAACATTTAGAATGAATTTATTAGAGAAAAAGCGTCGGGATCTCTACGGGGACCGATACGGGAAAACTCCTTCATTCTAAATAGAATGGGGGAGTTTTTTTGAAGCCATTTAAAACAATCGAGGAACAAATCACAACACTAAAAAGCAGAGGGCTATCCCTTACAGATGAATCTAAAGCAGCTAAGTACCTGCTAAGTAACAATTACTACAATATTATCAATGGATACAGTAAGTTTTTTCAACACCCTGGTACTGACATTTATATTGACGGTGTCACATTTGACGAAGTTTCAAGTCTCTATACATTTGACAAAGATGTAAAACGAGCCATTTTACAAGCTATTCTTGAAGCTGAACACCATATCAAGTCAATCACCGCTCACAGATTCGCCGAAGCCTATCCTGGTCAAAAATACGCCTATCTAAACACCAATTCTTATGCAGATAATAAAATATTAGACGTGGGATTTATCGTATCAAAACTATCCAAAATCATAAACACAAACAAGCGATACAGAGGAAATTCAATCCACCACTACGCACATACTCATTCAGATGTCCCAATCTGGGTACTAACTGATTATCTAGAGTTTGGAGATTTACGCACGATTGTTGAAAACCTACCGAATTCACTCCAAAATGAAATAGCACGGGATTTAGTAAGTTTTATAAGCACAAACGTACCTGACTTTAACGATGTTTTTCCACCAGAAACCTTGATATCTTTTCTAAAAAATATTAACGAGGTACGAAACAAATGCGCTCACAATAATCGCTTATTAAACTTCAGATGTCGTTCTAATAGTACGTTTTGGGAAACTATTCATAACGAAGAGATCTTGATAGGAGATGACAGTAGAAAAACTGTATATTCAACAATTATTAGCCTTCAATGCTTTATCAGTAAAGCAGAATTCAACATTTTGTGGAATACTCTTAGAAAGAAAGTTATCAAACTAGAGAAAAAGCTGCCTTCTATAGACATCAATGTAATCAACCAGTCTTTAGGATTTCCTGATGATTGGCACCGTAATGAACCAAGAATATAAATAAAAAAATCCCCACACTCGCAAAGTTTGGCGACTCTGAGTGTGAGGCATTCCGTATAGTAAAAGGCATTAAAAAGCCTGTTTTACTATACCCATTTTATCAAAAAAGTGAGGTAAAAACAATGGCATACTTCAGAAAAAGGGCGAACGGTTGGGAGTATCGCATTTCATATAAGGACACCGACGGCAAGTATAAGCAGAAATCAAAGAGTGGATTTAAGACAAAAAAACTAGCGCAAGTGGAAGCCTTGGAAGTTGAACAAAGCCTTTCGCAGAATTTACTGACTGACAAAGACGTTACTTTGTATGATTTTGTCAAAATGTGGTCTGACGTTTACAAGCGCCCACACGTCAAAGATAAGACCTGGGATACATACACCAAAAACCTGAAGCATATCAAAACTTATTTTGGATCCATGAAAGTCAAGGACATAACGCCCCTTTACTATCAAAAAAAGTTGAATGAGTTTGGCGAGAAATACGCTCAAGAAACACTTGAGAAATTTCACTATCAAATCAAGGGGGCTTTGAAAGTCGCAGTCCGTGAGCAAGTGATCAGCTACAATTTCGCTGACGACGCAAAAGTGAAGTCACAAATCGAAAACCGAGCAGAAGAGAATGACTTCCTAGAAGAAAGCGAATATAGGGCTCTAATTTCGTCCACACGCTCGAATATCAAGTACGTGTCCTATTTCACCCTCTACATCCTTTCAGTCACTGGTATGCGCTTCTCTGAGGCTCTAGGGCTAACGTGGAATGACATAGACTTACAAAATGGAATAATAGATATAAACAAGTCCTTTGACTATTCCAAAACGCAAGATTTTGCTGACCTGAAAAATGAAACATCAAAAAGGAAAGTGCCAATCGACAGGATCACGATTGAAACGCTGAAAACTTATAAAAAGAAATATTGGCAGGCAAATATAAAGAACCGTGTCTGCTTTGGTGTGTCTAACTCGGCTTGTAACAAGCTGATAAAAAGGTTAGTTGGTCGTCCAGTAAGAAATCACAGTCTGCGTCACACTTACGCATCATACTTGATTTTAAAGGGCGTTGACATTGTGACAATATCGAAGCTACTAGGACATGAAAGCCCTGATATAACCCTAAAGGTCTACTCGCATCAGATGGAAGCACTAGCAGAAAAGAATTTTGAAAAGATAAAAGAAATTTTTCTAATTGCTTAATTTTGGGGCAAATTTGGGGCGAACCACCCGTAACCCTTGATAAATAAAGGGTGTTAAATCCGTCTACCGCCTCTATATAAACGGAGACTCCTAACGGAGTCTTTTCTTTTTTGCACTTAAA